GGGTTTAATCTTAGATTCAGCCTCCTTTATCTGACTATCAATAAGACTAAATTGAGATACATCTTTTTTAAAAGATTCTACGTCTCCCCTTAGTTCGTCGTCCATCGTTATAGTTTAATATTTAATTAGTTTAATTTTTTAAGTTAGTTTAGAATTATAGCAATAATAATATAAATGTATTTAATAAACATGTTAAAGATCTCACACAAATTACCAACATTTAATAATAGATTGTACTCGACTTGTCTTCGTAATCCGATTGTCTTTCAGACCCGGTCCCAGGGACCGGATTTCCGGAGGAAATATAAGGATGCGTATAACCAAATATTTAAAAATGTATCTAACGGAATTAGTTTTAAAAATACAAATTTAGGAATTATTAGAGGAGAACAAAAAGACAGTAAATTAGAATATTCTAATGATGAATGTAGTATTTCTATGATCTATTGTGTATCAAATATAACATACAATCTGTATACACGAGGTGTTGGTTATACATATAATCCTATGACTAATATAAAAAATGGATGGTGTTTACAAACCCCCGATATTAATGATATATGGTCAATAACAAACAAAGAAAATGTAAAATTTGATTATACAGACGTAGTGTTAAGAAATATAAAAGAGAGAGAAGTACGTGTAATAGATTATGTTCCATGCATAGATTTAGAACATATGCATAGTCGATCGTTTTACGATCAATAATAATCTATTTGTATAAACTAAAGAATGGAAGATCGCAAAGCGATTAATAGAAGAAGTTATGTAAAAAAAATAAAAAAAAGAATTAATAGAAAGAAATTTCGTTCTAAAAAAGGGGTAAGAAAACCAAAATCAATAAAAGATTGTATATACAATGCGTTAGATATAGTTGGAGAAGAAATATTAAAAAATAAAGGTGGAGACCATGTTTATGAAGATAGAGTGTCTAAATATATCGATCCTAGAGGTAAATTTGTATTGCTGGGTTTATTTGATGGACATAGTGGCAAATCATCGTCCGTTTATCTTTCAGATAATGGATTATTGCCGTTTATTGCGAGAAAGTTAAAAAAACAACCAATTAGTACTAAATTATTAAACGATTCGTTTAATGAATTTGATTACATTAAATTAAGAAATCTTGTTTCTGGAGCAACAGCAACAGTTTTGTATGTTTCCAAAAATCAAGCTATAATTGCAAATGTTGGTGATTCACCAGCTTATAGTTTAAGAAATCCCGGAAGTAAAGAATCTAGTTGTAAAATAAACCAATTAAGTACAGAACACGATTTCTTTAATATTAGAGAGAGAAATAGAATACTTCGAGTATCTAGTAAACCAAACGTATGGGCAGATCAAAGAGTTCATGGGATTATACAGGCCTCAAGAGGGATGGGTGATTTCGAAATTAAGAAATTAGAGGATAATGTATTCGTTAGTAACCCCAGTATAACAGTTGTTAACAAAAATCAACTAAAATCAATTAAATACTTAATGATTACTAGTGATGGTATTACCGACCCCTTTACTGAAAAATATGAATCACGTAATATGAGTAATGGTTACCCAAGTATAACAGATAAACAAATGTTAAGGAATAGTCTAAGAAATTTTAAATCGGTCATTTGTGAAAATGGAAAATTGAAAAGTCCTTCTGAATTAATTAAATCAGTTGTAAATAAAGCAATTGAATTAGTTAATGGAGAATACCAAGACGATATTAGTATTATATTATTAGATGTTAAAGAAGTAATGAAATATTTAAATTAATTAGTAAATGCATTTAGCATTATTTGAAAAGCAAATTAATATATTTTGTATTGATAAGTAATGGAATCATCAGAGGAACCCGTAAGTTTAGATATGAACACAAACCAAAAGCTTGTATTAACAGCAGTATTACTATTATTTATTGTAATGTTTGTTTACGTTGGATCAGATATTAATTTTAAGAAAAAATTTAAAAAATTATTAAAATGACTTTGTATTAGCCCAAAGGCTTAAATATCATAATTGTAAAACTATATCTTCTTGTTCTTGTTTTTCTTGTATTCAAAGGTTTTTTGAGTAGAAATAAAACTTCTAAGAGATCTTTCGGACGATTTTCTAATCTCTTCGTCATTCCTTTCCCTTGGTGAAACACCCTCCATAACCTTTTTAACAACACCCTTTACTTTAATCTTTTTTTCGCCACGAGGCCTATTCTTTTGTTCCTCATAAAACTTTTTTAAATCAGCTTTATGTCCATCCAATTTTGATTGGATTTTAGAGGTTTCCATACTGAGGTTAATAACGTCCTCTAATTTAACAGCATTCAATAATTCTTGGGAATAATATTCCAACATTTCATTAGTGGCGATAATATCTGTTTTGGTGTTGTCGATTTTGTGTTGAATAGGTGTCTTGTATTGGATATCTTTACGCTTAACTGTATGCTGTGAATCATGTTGCCAACAATATTGCTCTTCAGAACCAATTTTGCGATTACACTTCTTACCCGTATCACTACTCAAACCTTTGCATATATTGGACGCCATCTTATCTTATACTTATATCTTAATTCTTAAATTTTAACTTATTCAATTTAGTAACACTCTTTTAAGGTCATTAATAATTTGAAAATTTAAACTTTAGAACAAGCAGCACCAACACAAACAACCCCTGTAAAGCAACAACAAAGTAGAATACTCACCCCAAGCATAGCACCACCTACATACATCATAATAAGCCCAGCATCGGGTATTTCCTGGTTACCCCCACAATTACCATTCACTGAGGCGTTTTGACAAACTCCGTACATAACCCCACCTGCAACCAAAAGAATGAATGACAGAAACCCACAACATCCAGAACTCGCGCTTGAAGCTACTCCACTTTCCGACATATTTCGAATAATTTTGATAATATTTCTTTATTAAATGTTTTTAAATATGTTTTATATTATTAAGAATGGTTAGGAAAGAGTGTAGTAATAAAAGTATATATAAGAACAATAAAGAATATATATGTAATCCTAAATCAGGCAGATTCGTTAAAAAGTCAGGACCAATTGGTAAATCTTTGTCTGGAAAGCGAAGCGTCCGAAGAAGAAGCGTCCGAAGAAGAAGCGTCCGAAGAAGAAGCGTCCGAAGAAGAAGCGTCCGAAGAAGAAGCGTCCGAAGAAGGTCAAAATTAAGAGTACCCAAAGTTAAAAGCAAAAGTAAAGTTGAAATGGGTGGAATGGATGCAACGCAACAAGTAGATTCATTAGAAAAGAATGGTTATGTTGTTTTGCCAGTTCCTTGGCTAAATCCAAAAAATTTATCAAAAATAAGAAAACAGATGTTAACCGAAATGGAAAAGTTTCCAGAATACATACCAAACAAGAAATTAGACGGAGTCCCCAATCCTTATGTGATGGGAGGGTTTAGTGCATTGTGCAACCCAGCTTCATTTCACAATCCATTTGTTAGAAAAATGAGAATGTGTGCTCTAAGATCAGTACTTCCGTTTTTTAGCGAATATACCAATAAATTAGGAAATAAAAAACAATGGAAATTGGAACAAGTTGTAGATAGAATGTTATTCCGCCCCAAAGGTATTAGTGCAACATCAGAATCTTGGCATAGAGATGAAGCTGCGTTGGCATTGGATTCGGATAAAATTTTTGGTGGGTGGTGGAATTTTGACGACACTGACCAACACTTTAGTTGTGTTCCAGGAACTCATAAAGGTGTTCGGGGTCATAGTGGGTTTGCTGCAATTAAAAACAAAAAAGATAAAGATAATTATACCAAAAATAAATTCAAAGTTGTTATACCTCCAGGACATATTATGGTTTTTTATGAGCATCTAATTCATGAAGTATTGGGTAAAAAATCAAAACAAGACATGTATCGTTTATTTTTAGGTTGGAGGGTTACAAAATCAAAGGAATCATTATATCCATTAGAAACAAGACTCGATGATCAAGCAGTAATGCCATTAAAATCCAACCAAATCCCACCAATGTATGCAACACTACATTGGACTAACTGGCGACCCAAGATAGTAGCATTTTCTAGAAATTTTAAACCAATATGTATAGAATCCCGTAGGGTTATGTCTGGTAAAGATAAAGGAAAGACTTATGATATAGTTCAACGAAATATGCAAAGTTTGAAAGATTACAAGTTGAAGCTGTACAAACCTTATTCTAAAAACGAGATAGACCTTTTAAAACCCAGTACTAATTGGACCGTAGATTGTTTCGGAAAATCTGAAAAATTAAAATTATAATTGAATTAAAGATTCAGTTCCTTAATTATTCAAAGAAGACAATTAATACCAAGATGAATACCCAGGCTCCAACATGTGCAATGAACACCACAGAAATCGACCTTGAACGTGGTGAAAATGGGGCTTGTTTGGATTTCTTTACAAAGGTTGTTAGGGGTTGTGAACCCAGTGTTTACATTCCATTGTTCCAGGAGGCCTGGGCCGAAAATCCAGTAATCATTCTAAAAACTTTGATGAATCTTAGGGACATCAAGGGTAAAGGAGAAAAATTGATCCCTCGGGTTCTTCTTTTTTGTTTGAAGGTTTCCAAACCTTTGGTTTATCAAGAACTCATCATAAAGCTATGTGAACATTTTGGTTGTTGGAAAGACCTACTCTTTATTATGGAGTATTCCATTAAATACAAAACAGCGATTGATTTCGAGCTTGGGTTATTCACTTATAAACTCCAAAACGACGTTAAATTATTGAACCTTGACCCCGAAGCAGGGATTTCACTTATTGGTAAATGGGCTCCAAGTGAGAAAACCTATTACAATAGTAAAAAATTATTGTTTGCATCCAAATTAGCCAACCACATGTCTTTAAGTCCGAAGGAATATAGAAAAATGTTGGTACGTCTTAGGGCTAGGATTAATGTTGTAGAATCATTGATGACAAATAACAAGTGGGACCAAATTGAATTTTCCAAAATTCCTTCCAAAGCACACCTCAATTACAGGAAATCCTTCCTGAGAGACTGTAATGTAAAGGGGGTTGCAAACAAAGTAAGAAAGGGTTCAGCACTGGAATACAAAGAATATATATCTTCATTAATGGAAGGAAAAGAGAATGTTAAAGAAGAGTCTGGATTTTCTGAACAACTAGATCTAACCCCCAACAACCTATTTCATAAAGCCATCGATTCTTATGAAATCGAGATTGTTAATATTGGAGACTTGGTTGGAGATTTGGAACTTAACGTTCCTAAAATTCTTGAATGCCTTTAGCATTATTAATTAATTTAACAAATAAAAACATAATAATATTAAATACTTTATCGCTTTGCGATTATGATTCGTTTCAAAAGTATTAAATATTACGATGAATGTGGCCTTGGTCTATTCACTTTTAAACTTGGTGATGAAGAGATCATTGGTATTGCTAATTTAGAACAGAACAAAAAAGTAGTGTATACAAAGTTAGCTAAATTCTACGGAATTAAAGGTTATACAAAATATAACAAAGATGATCTAATCCAATTGTTAGTAGACCAACAGGGATTTGAATACTCCAATAATCACACAACGATTGAAAATATTTCTGAATCTTTTGATAATTTGTGTGTAAAAGAAAGTGTAAAAGAAAGTGTAAAAGAAAGTGTAAAAGAAAGTGTAAATGAAAAGAAAATCATTGATTCGTTGTCTGAATTAAAAATAGAAACGAGAATAAATCCTATAGAAGAGATGAATCAGAAAATAAAAGAGATGAATCCAAAAGACTCGTGTTTCCAAATGAAGGTTGGTAATTTAAAAAATTGTTATGCATATCGAAATTGGTTGTGGAAAACTCACGGTATGACATATGATGAAGAGATGGATAGAGTTAATAAAATAATTAAAGGAAATAATAGTATATAAAAATATAATTTATAGTTAATAATACAATGGACAATATCAAAACGAATCTAAAGAGTTTGAATGTTTTGCAATATGTAGAAATAGCAAGTAACTCTGTTGTTAACGCAGACCCATTAGCTAAATATCTACTCTTCACTCAATTAACCCAGTATATGGGAATGTCTCTTCCAACTTCTATACTTTTATTCTTTGGTGGTGTTTATTTAACTCAAAATGAAACTAATAAAAGGATTAAAGAATCTATTGAAGAAACGGAACCGGTTATTGAAGAACCGGTTATTGAAGAACCAGTTATTGAAGAATCAAGTGGTATTCTTAGTTATTTTTGGTAAATCGAATTCCTTTAGAATTGTTTACACAATTCAATTAATTCGTTCAATTAACCTATTATTAATATAATAACTGAATAACAAGATGTACGAACTTACAAATATATTAAAAGATTTTACCGAACTTTTGAAAAAGGAAGAAAATTGTGAAACTAAGAATCACCTAATTACCACAATCACTGACGTAGTTACCAAAAACTACAACCAAATTCAGAATGAAGGATATTTTATAAATAAGGAGAAAGAGGATCAGAAATACAAGGAATATGTATCAAACAAACTAACCAATATCGAAACAGAAATTAAGGAACTTGAAACTCAATTCGACAACGATCGTAGTGATTCAAAATTTGCAATGCTAAGTGGTGACGAAAGTGAAAATAGTTCCGAAAATGACAAAAATCACGAAAATGATGACAGACTTATTAAGTTTAATTATTTAATGGAGGAAGCTTCTGAATTAAAATCTCAATTACATGCTCTGGAATATCCTGTATATAAAAGAGACCAAGAATATCACGAGTCTATTGAATCTCGTCTTAATAGAATGGAAATTTCAACTAATAGTAATTATAGCAATATTTGTATCAACAACAACAAATTTGTTAACTTTGAAAAAACTACAAACCAAGACATTAGTGAACTAAGAGGGTCTGAAAGAGATCTGTACAGTAACATTAATGAAATTAGGGATTCTGAAAGAGATTTGTATAACAAATATGACATATTAAAGAAAACCCAAGATCTCATTTACGACAACGATGTTAAGATTGGTGATAATGCTTCGAATCTGGAATACCTGAGAGATAAATTCCAAAGGATGTGTGAATATATTGACGACAATGAAATAGAGGTTCGCGAAACTAATGATAAATTTGAATTAATGTGTGTTGAATTAGAAGGTAAATTGTGTAACCAGTCAAAACATTTTTCAGAAACTACTGACCAACTAGATCTGATGTGTGTTGATCTAGAAGGCAGAGTGTGCGAACAATCAAAATACTTTTCCAATCTTATCCAGACCAAGGTGGCTGACATCAATAGTCGTCTGGACAACCAAACAGCATTCGTTCCAGTCAAAAACAGTGGTGCATATACAGAAAATACAGATATTATTAAACCTTTAATTAAACCTGTACCGCTCCTTCGGACCGGGCTCAAAGAGACTGTACCGCTCCTTCGGACCGGGCTCAAAGAGACTGTACCGCTCCTTCGGACCGGGCTCAAAGAGACTTTACCTAAATTTGATATAACCAACATTTACCCACCACCACCGCCACCGCCTAACAGTGTTGTTAACGAAGAAGATGAATACGTAAAATCCGATAAGGCAGTTAAAGAAGGTGATGCGTGGTTTATAGAGTTTAAAAATACAAAGTCAGAAATAAATCACGACGAAACTGGAGAAACTATAGTTTTGAAGAGACCTCTCCAAGACAAAAAAGATGCATTTGAAAGGATGGATATTTACAATGTACACCCACAGGTAACAGAACCCAAGACGTATGCACCAAATATGAACAGTCCTAGACCAGAACAGATGTCTAGATCGTTGAACTCTTCGCCAATTTCGTTCCTTCCAGATATTGTTCCTCCAGCTGTTTTGATGTCCGAGTTTGGTTGCCCTTACACCCCAACAACCTCTAACGATTACATACCCATATCTGAAGATGAACAATGGTAAACATTTTACCTTCAAAAATATTAGATAAATTTAATTCCGATAATAATAATTATTATTGTAATTTTCTTTGCAAATAATGCTAAAGGCATTTAATTTAAAAAAAAGAATTATATATAAATTATAAGAAGAAGACAATCGGAACGGGCTCAAAGAGACTGTACGCAACGAAGTTACGAAGACAAAGTCAAGTACAGTAATTATGGAATCTACTAACAAGGTTGATAATAAAACGTTTGTTGACAATAAAACAGTTGTTGACAGAATCCTTTCTACTACTCCTCACTTTAATATCAAAGGAGATTTAAAGAGGGCATATTCTGCTGTATGTGTTATAGTAAAACGTTCAAACTCAACCTCAATGAAATTAAAAACCAATTGTGACACACTAACTGTTAACAACCGTAAATTTTCCCTAGAAAACAATAAACTAAAACAGGAAATTTCTGAACTAAAATCCAAAATAATTTGTATGCAGGAAAAACAACTAATTAGTCAGACTTTGACACCTATTATCCAACCTATTATCCAACCCAAAGAAGTTGAACCTATTCGTAAAAAACTCAAAACAAACTCAACCATTTCACCAAAGGAAATGCCTTTAGCATTATTTGCAAAGCAATTTGACGTAACAGAGTTTCTTGCTAATTTGAACAAGAGTCCCGAACAATTAATTATGGACAAACTAAGTAATGTTAGTTGGACTGATTTTAAAAATTTTTCCAATAATCACACAGTGATTGACCGAAAGCATTTTAATTCGTTGGAAAATCAGGGAAAAATCATTTCTCGAAAAATGGGTACTAAGAAACAGTACTTGAAATTGTAATTTGCTTTGCAAATAATTATAAGAAACCTAAAGTAATCGCAAAGCGATTTAAGTTTTTTAGAATTATTATGGGTTAAGGACAAAATCCTTTTTACATTTTTTAATAACTTACTAGGGTTCTCCGGCCTTTGTAAGAAATTCCCAAAGTTTTTTACAAACAGGAAAGGTACGCACCATTCGGCAACGATTTGAATCTACGAGTTTTGTTAAAAGATTACTCGACCTTTCGGTCATCTCAAGTTCTGACACCCAAGATTAGTAGATTTTATCGACCTTAAGCCTCAAGGGCTTTTCAGCGGGAACACAGCAATGAATGACTCATACGTTCATTCTTTTTTAGGTTATTAGTGTTCGAATAATAACATTTTTTTGATTTTTTTTATTTTTTTTGGTCCAAAGAATCAAATTCTTTTAACTTTATAATTGCTTGTTCTAATTTCTGTCTTGAAGAAAGTTTCATAGACTTTGATGTAGTCCATTTATTTTTCTCCAATCCCTTATTTTGGACTGGATGTTTTTCAATCTTAAAATAATCACGATAACCTATAACGTTATTTTGTTTTTCAACATAATAAACAATATATTTAGGTAGGTCTTCTTGGACAATACCATCTGGTAGAGGTCTAGCAGTCTTTTTACGTGATCTTTTAATAGTGTTTTGGTTTTGAACAACCTGTGTAGCAACCCTAAGATTACTACGTCGGTTATTCAAAGGGTTACGGTCTATATGATCAACACTAGGTTGACCCTTTCCTTTACCCGTGTGATTCATTAAAAATGCGTGTAAATAAATCATTTTCTGATTATTTCTACAGGTCACATAAAATAAATCCCTTTTACCATCACTAGTAGTTCCTGTTCTCTGAACATACCAAGATACTTTATTACCTTTGTCGGTTTTAAACAACAAAACTTTTTTAATATCGGTATAATCAAAAAAGAACGATCTGCTATTAGTATCAAACATCTCAACTACATAATCTTTTCCGTCATCCCATATCTTATACGGGTTGGCATATTGACCTGCGGTCGAACCGGCTTTCACCAAGTGTCCTTTGTGTTCTTGTATAAGTTTCATTTTCTACTATACAATTATTATAGTTAAAGTCTTTAAATACTTTTGGGTATTTAATATAAAATATAGCAACATAGAACAAATATATAAAATTGCTCTAATTACTATATGCTAAACCGCCCATACCAGACATAATACGAAGGACATTGTAGTTGGTAGCGTAGATGCTGATCTGGCCAGTATCTCCCGAGCTTACGTTAGCAAGATTGGCGATGTTGGTAAGATCGAAAACGAGCTGTGCGTTGTCGATACGCGAGAAATTGCACGTACCGGAAGGTTGGTGCTCCTCGGGACGAAGGCCGAAGGCGTACACGTAGATGTGCTTGTCGGGGATACGGGTGTGATGCTGGTAAGGCTGAACCAGACGGAAGTAGGTCTGGGGGCGAACCTGGAAGCGATCGTGGCCGTTGAGCAGGATCTTGGCGTCGGCCATAAGATCGACAGCGTTCGAAGGAGTAGGCGTACCCGGAAGGGCAGCGGAGAAGTTAAACCAATCATTGTACGCGGTACCGATGGTAAAATTCTGGGACATCTGCAGAACCCACACAAGCTCCTTGACGGGGTGATTGAAATTGAGGCGAATCTTGTTAGCAACCTGGTCAAGCTGAAGAGATTCAGCACCAGTGAACTGAAGCTGATCGATAAGGTATTCGTGCGACATCTGAGCGAATCTACGTCTTTCTTCGGTGTCGAGGTAGATGTAGTCAACCCACAGGGCTGCAGTTTGAAGGCTTACACCAGCGGAATCGACGATAGTCGTAGTATTCGATGCGTTATCGCGATCGCCGGCGGCGGTGAGGCCAACGACAAGCTCAGCAGCGGTACGGAACTCAAGGATGATCTTGACTTCGTGGTACTGAAGAGCGATAAGAGGAAGCGAAAGACCGGGGTTCTTACAGAACCAGAACTGAAGAGGTACGTAGTAGATACGGGGGCTTGCGGCGTTGCCAACAAGGCCGACGTTAGTCGCGTACTTACCAATCATGTGGTTGTAACCATTCTGCTTCTCGGAAGTCTGGGTAAGCTCATCCCAGATCTCGAGCCACACACCGTAGTGCTGGTCAATGCGCTGACCACCAATCTCAACCTGCACCTGGCGGATGAGTGCGTGACCAAGGGAGTTAGTCCACGCAACGTTGTTGGGTAGGGTACCAGTGAATACAGACCCGACGGAGAGAGCGGGGAACTGTACCTGAAGGTAGATGTGGTTGATAAGATCTCCGTTACGGGAGATAGTACAAGTAACTTTTCTGCCAAAATCTGCGGTACCGGAGAATACCTGCTCGATCGACTCAATCGAAAAGTTAGTGTGGCGGCGGTATACCACCTTGAAAAATGTAATTTGGGGATTTCCCGTAAGATATACATCCTGTGCACCATAAGCGCTTGTTACACAAGAATTTTTTTTGGTGAACCCGAAGGTTCGTTTTTATTTTTTAAATCCCTTAAGTTTCCAAAAGGGCCGGACTATATCTTAAGCTATCATTGGGTTAATAAGACCCTCAAGCCCACAAACATTTAGTCTCTGAACGTTTTTCAATTTATTATTTATCTTGTTTTATTATTCCACCATCTGGATATTTGTGATTGGTTAACACCATATTCTAAAGCAATTGATTTTTGTGATTTATCTGTATTGCCTTTAAGATTTTTTATTTCTTGAACTATTTCATTAGATAAAGTAGCATTGGGGTTTTTTTCACCACTTGCTGCTTTATTCTTATTCCCTAGTTCAATACAATCTTTTGTGTTTTCCTTTGGTGTTCCCAAATACATATGATGTGGATTGATACATTGACCATCGGTATCACATTTGTGATTAACTTGTAAAGAATCCTTTTTTCTTTCAAAAATAGGTACATCTTGAATAAAATTATGAAACATTAATCTATGAATCTGTACATATTTACGGTTGTACCAAATACAACCATGTTTATGTCCTTTCCCATTATATTGTTTTGTTCCATTCCAGAACCAACAAGAATCTAAATCAGTATAAATAGTTTTGTCAACTATCCTAATTTTATCAGATTCTGATATCGGTCCCAGTTTTCCCAAGATTGTTACATCTTTACGTGTTAATTTCCAAATTGATTCCATAGTCGAATAAATTGAAACTTCGCTGCGGATTACCATATACTTTAACGTTTTTACCATATTAGACCATCATTACTAAAGTAATAGTATTTTTGATGATTTAAAATCCCCGAGGTCATTACCCTGGTGCTGCCATGCTATATTGCTATGCATGCGCGGTAGTTAAAGCTTCACGGAGTTCCCGCAATTTGAATGTGTTGCATCTTGCTTGCGCTTGATACTAGCCAGTAACACTGTTTACCCATAGTGGATCACCCTAGAGGATAGGGCACTATGGCAGCTGACTGTTGTTAGCCGCTTAGTTGACTAACTGCATTCCTTGATACCCCAATCTTTCGAAAGGGGAGTGGATCGTACCTTAAGCAGAATCAATGTTGACACATATCATTTTCCACCGATAACTTAGCGATCTCTGAACCGACTTCTTATCACTATCATAACATGATGAAGAAATTCAGCTGCGGATTACCCAATCTTTTACGTTGTTACTATACCCTAGGTCATTACCCCGGTTCCTATTTATAATTTCTTATAAAAGGTAGTAGTAAAAGCTCTAAGGGCTTTCCCGCATCCAGTTATCTCGCATTCTAATCCCGTCAAACCCTGTGGGTTCGGATCCTTTGGATCTGTCTGAATTAGAATACTAGCACTTGACACAGTTTTAGGACCAGACCAATTTTAATTTCTTAAAATTGCTAAAACTTCGAGTGTGTCTTATTGTTTATCCTTAGAATATCTCGATTCCTAAGGCAAAGTGCTTTTCGGTTCTATACATTAAAACCTCCTCCCATTGCTGATACCCATTAAAAAGAAAAAAATTCTGAGATTAAACCCATTTAATTAAATTTAATTAATTAATTAAATTAAAATTGTATTTGAATTATTTTTTACGACTCTTACGTTTTTTTCTGGATTTGCGACTCTTACGGGTTTTTCTTGATTTTCTTGATTTTTTGCGACTCTTACGCTTTTTTTTACTTTTTCCAAATTTTCTAGACTTTTTTATCCAACCCTCTAAAATTTCAGGACTCCTTATATTTGCCATTGTTTGTTGCATTAGTATTAATATGTCGTAATCATCATCTCCTTTTTGAATACGTTTGTATATTTCAAGTTCCAATCCACTTAATTCTAATTGTTCTCCTATATTTAATTTACCAACCTTACGTTTTTTAACAAGTTCGATAATTCTTTTACCTAGGTCTTTTAATTTTATGTTTTTTAATTTATCTGATCCAAAACTCCAACAGTTGATATTTTTTTTAACTACAGTATTTCCAGGAGGTCTAGGCCAATTTGGATTCCCTATCCCCATGTTATCATAAATTTTATTTGCATATCCATTTGATCCAAAACTCCAACAATTAATGTTTTTTTTAACTACGGTATTTCCAGGAGGTCTAGGCCAATATGGGTTTTCAAATCCCATGTTATCATAAATTCCTTTCATCCTATATACATTTACTAATATTTTTTATAGAATGTAATTTTATAGAAATTTAAAGTAATTCCCATTCTTCTTGAGTTAACTCAGAATCCATGCCTGGTAATGAATTGAGTGTTCTAACACCCAATTGTCGTGATAATTTTGTATTTGGTCTAGGTGGTAGTGGGGGTGGTTTATTTAATTTTGGTCTAGGTGGTATGGTACGAGGTTGTGGTTGTTTTAACAATAATTCAGTTATTAATGCTTGTTTTTGTGTAAGTAATAAACTATCTTGAATATCTTGAATATCTCCATCAACTTCAGATATAACTTCATCCAACTTAGGTTTAGATTTAGTCCTTTTAAGTGAATTACTAAGAGTTTTTCCAACTTTTTTAACTTGATTTAATCTTTTATATTTTATGTCAGACTTTCTTCTTAAAATCATACATTCCCAATTTAATACCATAATATTCAACAACATTTCTATCCTTTCTAGATCAGTATCTGGATCATTGATAACCTTCATAGCTTCCTTGTCAATAACACCAGGTTGTACTTGCCCATCAACCCATACTTCTTTAAAACTAAAAACATCAAATTTTTCAGTATTTGGTATTTTATATTTTTGTGTATATTCATTCCACGAATTCTTTAATTTTGTAAAACAATCTGTAGCCTTGCCACCGAATTTACGTTTCCTACTTACCCTTTTTCTCTTGCTCCGTCTCTTACTTACTCTTTTTCTGCTTCTTCGCTTTACACTTTTACATTTTACACTTTTACGTTTTACACTTTTACGTTTTACACTTTTACGTTTTACACTACGCTTAGCCATATAATCTACTATTAAAGTCAGATTTTAATACTGCGCTTAAGGTTTAAAAATAATTTGGTTTCGATTAGTAAGTATATAATGGTTAGATCTAAGGAAATTGTTTCACAATTTAATTACGAAGCTTGGGTGCCATGGATTATAGGAATATTGGTCGTACTGGTTGTATTCCCTTATGAAAAAATAAAAGATTATTTTACTCCAGAACCTGAAAGAATAATAGAATATGTTGAAGTTCCTGTACCTCAATATATTTATATTGAAAAACCAGAACCAGAAGTTGTAATTCCCCCCAAGCCCAAAGAAGAATTAGTTTGCGTATTTGATATTGATAATACAATCACAACTGGAGTTCCAGAACGTTGTATAAAAATGTGTAAAGATATGGGGGCTAGATTAGCTATAAACACAACTAGAATTATAGACAACCCTAACGATTTAGATTTAGAAGGATTAGGTCTTACAGCTCCCAACTTTGATCAATCTGATTACTATTTTAATCCAAATGCAGCAACAAGTAATTTTGAAGATGCAGCTGGAGTAAAAGTACAACATTTACAAACAGTTAAAAAAAAATATAATATTAGTGACTCCAAACGAGTAATTCTATTCGATGATAATAAGTTTAATATAGATTTTGCCGATAAGGATGGATTTTCAACTATTCATGTGGGTACTAAGAATCCTGGTATTCAGGAAGATGATATCAAGAAGGCTTATGAAATTATTAAACTATTGGCTTGAAAAGCTTAAACTGAAATTAAACTATCCATCTGTTTATTTATTTTTCGTTTTTGCATAACAAGTTTCTTTATCTTATCTAATTGAGCTCTCATTGTAAATCTTAGATCATCGTGTGCATTATCTAATATTTCTAATCTATCAAGTGTTTCAAAAAACTCAGCTTCTTCTACTGCAGCTTTCTCTTCTAACATAGCAATTGTTGTCATGTGTTGATCAACAAGATTATTATACTTCCAACTTTTTAATACAGTATTAACTATTTTCATCAATTCAAATATTTTTTCTTCTGTTGCTTCATATTTATCTTCTAATGTATCTAAATCTGATCTGAACTTCATAATTGCGGTAGTTTTGTTTTGGTAAGGCATTATTAATTCCATGTATTTCGTAATTTCTTTATCAATTTTGAGACCAATAGCATCTTTTTCTTTTTTAAGTTTTTCAAACGTTGGTTTACTTTTAAACATTAATAATATAAAATATTTTATTCCAAAAACAATTTAGAAATATTAACCCAGTCGTAATCATTTAACACTGGTTTAGCCATTTTATCTCTTTCTGTTTCGTCAACATTGGTCCTTAACTGGTTTATTAACGATTCGACCCATTTGTCAAAATCTGTTCCAGAAATTGAATAATCCAAAGAATCGTAATTCATCCTAGGAATAACTGTTGGGCCATTATCAATTTCTAAAAATTCAAAATATTTTAATTTGTCAGTCAAAGCCCCAGTTGGAGTAATGATTGGAACAGCACCACTTGCCATAGCCTTGGTCATAGATATACAATCAATTTCTGGAAAGTAAGTTCCGTATGCATATATACTACTAGTTTTTAGCAATTTGACTACCTCGGAATGCGAAATACGTCCAAGATCTACAAATCCTTCTGTTTTCTGAATTAATGATTTAGTTTCTTTTACCCACTCTTGTACTTCTGGATCATTGTGAGCTTCCATTCCACCCTTGGTAATACCTGACTTGAATCCGTATGCCCAATAAATCATTGTATTTTCCAAACCATTTTCAGCTCTTATAATAGGAAGTGCCTTTAATAATGCTCTAATACATCTATCTGGGGAACTTGTGCAGCTAATTATATTAGATTTCCTAATTGCTTTAGTTCCTTTATATTTCCTAATTGCTTTAGAATCAATACCGTTAGCCAATACTCTAATCTTGTTATTTTTTTGTTTCAACAACTCTTTATGAAATTCACTTTTACAGTAAATATTGGTTGCGTTATTTAATCTTTCGGGTGTTAACCAATCTGGGTCTATAACATCGTGAAGATCTAACACAACAGTTTCGCTGTTAATCGAATAGTCTAGTATACTAGGATCTCTCCACACAATTGTTAAAGTTTGTTTATCTAGTGGTGACCATTTCCAATATTGTCTATATTTAACACCATTAATTGTTGATTCTGTTTCACACGTATTGTAAACGGTTACTGTATAACCAAGTTTTACAAATTGTTCACTTAGATTAACTACAGCTTCTTCAGAACCACCCAAACCAGGTGTGTTCCCGTTCCAATTATTTGAAAAGTTTAGATATTTACCTGGTCCACAATAATATACTATATCTTTATTACAATCTGTTTTACTTTGTAATGTGCGTATATGATTAATTATAAATGGGTTAGTTTGCAACTTTGGTTTCTTTTCCAATTTTTTAATTAACTGTTTCTTATTTAATTTGAAGTTTCTTTGTACAAAAGATATAGAATCCTTCCATAACGGAAATTCCATAATAATTTTAGCTCTTAAATCTTGAATTAACATACTATCCATCATATTCAAATTATCAGTAAACTGTACTGTATGTTTAGTACTGCGAAGCATCCAACGTTTAATAGTATTATCTGAATGACTTAATTGTGTTACAACAAATATGTAAGGAATTGCTATGATCTTATCTTTTCTATCTTTAATGAATGATAAACATTCCGCCGAAGTATCAGTGTCAGTATATTTTTGAGTTTTCCAAAATTCCTTTGTATATGCCAACGATGATTCAGAAATTGTACTTGGTTCGTCAGATACAGGATTATTACTAGGATCATAAGCTTCGAATGTTTGGTCATGGATAAGGTCATAACAAAGTGTTTTAACACAACCTACACAATCTTTTCCTTCAGATAACACGATTGTTTTAACTCTAGATATAACATTTTCGGGAGGATAGTAATCATCGTCATCCATATGAACCAACATTTCATTGTTAGCCAATGAAGCCAAAAAATTTCTTTTCTTTCCTAGGTTTATTTTAGTTTTAACTCTGATGTATCTAATTCCTGGTTTGTTAAAAAGGGATGGGTCCATTTTCTTATCTTCATCAGAATCGTCAACAATAATCCACTCTAGTTTATTACGAGGATAGTCGATACGTTCCCAATTCTTAATCATAAATGATTGAAAAAGTTTTCGGTTATAGGTTGGAGTAAGAATAGAAACAGTGGGTAATTTCTCTGGATCAATCCATTCTAATTCCATGTGACATGCTTGTCCATTTTCTGTCTCAATGTATTTACATGGAAATGTATCCAAATTAAGGGGTTCTCTGTTTGTTATTAAATTATCATCCATTTTAATCTTATAATAAAAATGTATCTTTTAATTGTTTTATTAACACAGGATGATAATTGGGGAATTAGGATTCAAGATCAAGATCAAAGAAGAGATTATGAAAAAAGAGTTTTTAACTCCAGATACATTATATCTTATTGGGACATATATTTAATTGTGTAAACAATTTACACGATAAGGAATCCTACAGTAATGATGCCATCAAGTGGGGCAGCACTTCCGTTACCTACCTGAACACTGAATACACCTTCTGCGATATCAACGACATTGACGGTCATTACAGCAGTAGAATCAGTACCGGTGTATAAAAGACTGTTTGCTAGAACAACGCTAGATGCTGAGCAACTAGAGTTAGTTACGATAAAGGTTTCTGTAGCATCTGCTGCCAATGTGGAAGCAACCATGGTGATTACTCCTGCCGCGGCATTTACGGTTACACCAGTTGTTGTACTGGTAGCCTGTGTTACCGTTCCCTTGGTAACTTCGGTTTTGCTGAACTGAAGACTGGTTAAATTGGCATCGAATGGGATTAATGGTCCTGGTGGTGGTGCGAGGGTGCTGTCGTAACTCATATTATTAATAGTAGTATTAAACATTTTTTTTGTGAATTAATTAAAAATTATTAAATTATTAATTAAAACTCAATTGAATTGTGTAAACAATTTCAATAATGCTAAAGGCATTGCTTTAACAATATTAGTTTATTTGTACGTCTGAAAGACAATAGGTTTAAACTATAAGGAATCCTACAGTAAGGACGCCATCAAGTGCGGCAGCACTTCCGTTACCTACCTGAACACTGAATACACCTTCTGCGATATCAACGACATTGACGGTCATTACAGCAGTAGAATCAGTACCGGTGTATAA